TGGCTTCTTGTGGCGTGCTGTTATTAAACGACGATAAGTCTGACGCAAGTTTTGTGAAATCGGTGCTAAACCCTGCTAACTCTTGACCGCTTAACCCGGCTGCCTTACCAAACGTGCCAAACGTTGCGGCTGCGTCTAACGCTTGTTGTTTGGTTTGACCGAGTGAAGTTGCGGCGGTATCCGCAAACGAGAATAACGCTTCGTCTGCCTCACCGAAAATGACGCTCGTTTTGCTCATCGTTTCGTTTAGATCGCTTGCCGCGCTAACGGCTGGGCCTGCCGCTGCTGCCAACCCACCTAACACGGCTACGGCTGGTACAAATGCTTTCTTTAAAGCAAACGCCGTTTTTGCTGACGCGCCCTCTAATGATTTAAATTCTGCGATTGCTTTGTCAAACCCTTTTGAGTCGAGCGACGAAATAATCGGGATATTAATTGCCATGTTTTACCTGCATGTTTTTGTTTAATTTTTCCATGACTTTTTCTACAATTTGTAGCACTTCGTGTTCTACTTCGGCACGGTTGCGCTCAACGGCGATGTCGAGTGCGCGTGGCGCTCTGCCTTCCTCAACGTTTAAATTGGCGACAAATGCTGTGTTGCTTGACCGAATACCTGCATGGTCGTAAATAGCGCCTGCCGCATCTTTTTGTTGAATAACCATTAATTGATAGGGCGTGCCTTTAAAAAACACTTTGTCTTTGCCTGCAAATTGGACAACTCGATCTTTGCGTTTTGCTTGCCCGACTTTAATTTTAAAACCGCCGCGCACCTTTTCGTTTGACCAGCGCACGTCACGACCTTTAATCATTGAGCCTCGTACCATGCCCGATAGTGGCGCACCGTTGCCTTTGCTGTTAGGAAATGACGGTATTAGTTCGCGTGCCGCCGAAATGATTTTTACGCCTGCGCGTTGAATGTCTTTAGTTACTTGTTTGCGGTAAACCTTGTCAAATGAGTTAAGTTCAGCCAGCGCCTCTTTAATGCCGTGTATTTCGGGAATGACGTACTCTGTGACCATCAGCGTGCTTTGCGTTCTTTGTTGATTAATTCAATGACCGTGTTCATGTCGTCTAACTCGAATGTTATTTCTGACGGCCAAAACCCGGTTGCCACAAGTATCTGCGCTAGTCCGTAGCGGTATGAACCGCGTTTACTTTTGGGTCGTTTGAATCCACCACTTCTAAGTTTTTGATTTGCTTAATGTAATCGTCAAGTAGTGCCGGTACGACGATGCCTTGTGTGCGTGATGCTTCGTACGCCAAGTACGACAAGTCTTCGACCCCGATGCCGTCAGCAATCTGTGACGCTTTGCGTTTGTATTTTCTTTCCCACATAACGATTGTCATCATGTTTGTGGTGACTGTTTCTACGCGGTCATCAAATGTGACTTTGAGTGTTAATTGCATACGTGTACCTTCCCGGTTGGTCTTGTTTTATTAGTTTTCAGCGGCCATAGCCGCGACATTAGACGCTGACTGCTTTAGTAAGTACGCCGCCTGTAAAAGTTAGCGTGATAGTTGAAAGTTCGCCAAGCGATGCATTGATCGGTGTGTGCGACTCAAGATAGCAACCCGTCAACGTGTAAATCGGATTGGTTGCTGATGCAACACCTGATGCCGGTGCAACCACGACGTTTGTTGTAATGCCAACCAAACCGTAAATCGTTGCCTCTGTTTCTGTGGCTGCGTACGACTGATACAGTTCAACTTCAATGCTGTTGTTTTGCAACGATGTCACCGCTGCACCACCAAATTTGCGTGCGGTGTCACCAAACGCTGTCGTTTCTAATTGCTCGTAAACGTAGTTAACTGTTGCGCTTGTGCATTGGTCGCGCAAATCAACGCTGTTGATAGTTACAACTGGATTCGATAGGTAAACGCTGGTTGCCATGATTTATTCCTTTTCGTCTGTGTCTTTAGTTTTAGCAGATTTTTTAACGCTCTGCGTGGATATATGACCGCCCTCAATTAAAGCTTCAATGCTTACGCCTTCTAAATCGCTGTCGGTTACTATGTCGCCCGGCTTAAAACCTGCCAGTCTTGCTGATGTAACTATGTAGTTTGCCATGTTGGTTTCCTATGCTGTTTGCGCTTGAACGTTTGCGGTTACTTCGTAACTTGGATATTCGACGCCACCAACGATTGTAGTGATTGGTCTGCCGTCGGTTACGGCAATGTTGGCGGCAAGCACTTTTGACATGATGTTTAATAACGATCGTTGCGCGTCTAGGTTGGCTGGGCCGAGAGTGATGATTTTGACTGGGAACATTAGTTTGACGATGTTGTAGTTAAACGCGTCAAATGACGGTGCGTCAATAAACACGCATGGCGGCACAAGGTTTCTAGGGTCGTTTACTACCTGTAAGCCACTAACGGCTGTCAGCGTGGCTGTGAGATCGTCTAGCGCCTCGTTAAACAGATCGGTAAATGCAACCGGCATTAAGCAACCTGTGGTCTATCAACGCCTAACAACTGTTTGACCAATGGCGACAAACCGCTAGTCGAGCCAATCGACATGCCGTCAAACGACGCAAAGTCAGTTATTGAACCGCGCTGACGGTACAACGCGCCGCCGTACATAACGGTTGCCAATTTCACGTCTTGACTTGGAACGGTCGTTAGCGAGTCCGAGTAGCCAACTTCTTGCCTTCGACGAAAACAAAACGCGTTAGAAGCGGCTGCACAAATTGTTAAAAATGTTGTGTCGGCCGCTGTTGCTGTGCCAATGCCTATCCAATCCTCAATGTCGGTTGCTGTTATCCATGTGCATGTCGGCGTAAACGCAACCGTGCCGGTGTAGATCGCAACAAAATCAACGTCGCTACCAGTACACGCAAACAATATTTGATTAGGTACTGCAACTGTAACGTCATAAATAAATTCGCCTGTTGTGCCGTCAACGCCTACGTAACGATATTGCGGGCAAGCCAACACGGTGTACGTGCCGTTAAACGGTGCGCCTAACGCGCCTACAACTACGGTGTCGCCAACCTGTATGTCGGTTGGCTCGAGCGTAGATATGCAGGCGTAGTTATCTAGTAACTGTTTGCTGGCTGTTGCGTAAGTTGCCATAAGCGGTTAGGCCGCCTACGACTAAGCCTGTGTAATGCGTTTAATCATTCCTGGAATTGCAGCAAATGTTGATACGTAACCGTGGAATGACATTGTGCGACCGAGTACGGACGGCACTTCAACGCTCATCAAACCTCTAATGCTTTCGTAGAATTCAAACGCATCACCAGCGCCTTGACCGACACGGGTTACAACGATTGTTTTTGCAGCAAAGTTGCTGTCAACAATAAGTTGCAAGCCAAGTGGGTTGCCGTTCCAACTTGTTGCGCTTTGTGCGCCAAGTGCGTTTTGACCTGACAAACCATTTGCAATTAACGGGAATACTGGACGACCGGTTGAGTCGGCAAGTTTGCCAAGTTGCGCCCAAACGTCAACAGACACAAACATGTGTGTTGGTAGCCAGTTGCGATTGGCTGAAATCGATTGTGCTGCGCCGTAAATAAGTGTCAACAAATCGCTTAACGTGCCGTCCCAACCACCTTGATTGCTTGATGCTGCAAGCAACGCATCTGCAGCAAAGTTGTCTGACGCAATCATGTATTCGCCCATTAGGTCATTTAAAATAAGTTGCATTGCTGGACCTGAAGTGAAATCGATGTCTTGTATTGACAAAGTAACTTGCCCAGCAAGGGTAGTTTTGCCGACCGAATTTGCTGCAATGACCATTGTGGTTGCCGATGCTGCACTTAATTCTGTTGCTTGTGCTGCGACTGACGTGTGCGTTGTGATCGTTGGTCGTGTAAATGTTTTTTGTGTGCCACCGTCAGGATATGCGCGTGCGCCGATTGCCTCGACTGTAGGCCTCAAAAAATTTACGTCTTGTACTAAAGGAAGCAAAACGGGAACTGGCAACAAACCTAAAGTGTCAGTTGTAAGTACATCGCCTGCAGCAAATTGCAACGGTGTGCGATGTGCTTGTGCAAATTCTTGCACAACTGCGTTGATGTTTTTAAATGTGTCGCCACCGATGTGATACGCAGCCATGTATTCGCCGGCTGACGGTAGTTTAAATTCTTTTTTTGGTTGCGCCCAAAGTTTGTCAAC